CTTGGTAGAAGAAATGCCAGTGCTGGCTCTTGATGTTCCTGATAAGGAGCTGATTGAAAACTTTAAGCGTTGGGAGGCTGATGCTAAGACCTATTGGAACGACCCAAAGGGCTTTAATCTAGATGCTCGCCGTAAGAAGAACGAGAGATACTATAAAGGTATCCAGATTGACGAGGATAAGCTCTATTCTTATCAGATACCTTATATCCAGAATGAGCTGTTTATTGCTACTGAGACTATCACGGCTTATACGACCTCTAGCGACCCTAGTGCTGAGGTTTTGCCAGAAGATGATACTACCCAGAGCAAGGTGATGGCCGAAAGCCTTGAATGGGGCTTGAATGTCCATAGTGAGAAGTTTAAGCTCGGTGAGAAGATTGAGCAGGTAGAGCGTAATATGTATCTGAAGTATGTCGGTATTATGAAGCTCTACTGGGACGAGACTTGCCAAGATGTCGTCCCTAAGGTGATTGAGCCTGAGAATATCGTGGTAGATAAGTCCTGCCGTATGGGAGACAATCCACTCTTTATCTGTGAGACCTGCACGGCTACAGTCCAGCAGATTTTTAACCTCTTCCCTGAGAAGAAAGATGCGTTTATGCGTGAGATTGGCCGAGTTCGCTCTAGCACTAAGCTCTTGAGCTCGGTATATGCTTATAAGGAGGTCTGGTTTACCGAGATTACTGATGAAGGCGAGACTGAATGCGTTGCGTGGTATATTGGAGACTTGCTACTTGGAAAATCCAAGAACCCGAACTATCTATATGATGGAGATGGGGTCCAGCTCTCCAACTTCTTGCCTCGCCCTATGAAGCCATATGTATTCTTTAACTATATGAACAATGGCTCCCATATGATTGACGAGACATCGCCGTTTGAGCAGGCTATTCCTCTACAAGATGCCTTGAATAAGCGTGGTCGCCAGATTATGGAGAATGCTGATACTGCGAACTCTATCCTAGTCTTTAAGTCTGGCTCCATTAGCTCTGATGAGGCCGAGAATATCACTAGAGACCCGAACCAGATATTATTGCTCCAGACTAATGGAGACCAGCCTGTGAATAGTGCATTTGGCGAGATTACTCCTCATCTATTGCCGAACTATGTGATTAACGATAAGCAGGATATTAAGAACGCTATCCACTCTATTATGGGAACTCCGTCCCAGTTTAGAGGTGATAATGATGATGGTGGTGCTAATACGCTCGGTGAGGCTCAGATGATGAAGAACCAAGCCTCTGGCCGACAAGATGCTATTATTCGTAGCCTTGAGCGTGGTCTTGACGATTACTACAAGCTCCTCGTCCAGATGATGAAGGTTTGGTATAAAGATGCAAAGAAATTCGCCTGTCGTGATAATGACGGCAAGTTTGTCTTTGTGGAGCTAAGCCGTGAGAAAATCCCAGATGTTGCTTGGGTGAGAGTTGAACACGGAACGACTCAGAAACAGGATAAGCGTAGGAATGAACAGATTGCTATGAACCTCGCATCTATGGGCTTGATTGACCCTTATAACCTCTTCAAGGATTTGGGTATGAAGAATGCCGACCAACGCTACGATACTCTCGTTAAGTTTAAGATGTCGCCTGATAGCTTGACTACTGAGATTAGAGCTGAGATGCAGAACAGACAAGCCTATATTGACTTCGCCTGTATTATGAATGGTGAAGATGTTAAGGGCCACGATGATGTTGATGCTGAGCATATCCTAGCTCACCGAACTCAGATTACTACGGATAAGTTCTTATATGCTAAGCCAGAGAGACAGAAGGCTATGATTGCCCATATCCAAGAGGAAGTCTATCTCTTGAGCCAGCGTGTTAAGCTGCAGGAGGCAAGTATGCAGGGATTACTTCTAGACCCTAATATGCCTATCACTCCTGAAGTCCCTGAAGTGGCTCAGCCGACCCCAATGGCTGGAGACCCTAATGCTATGCCTCAGGCTGGTGGAATGCCTCCTATGGGCCAACCACAGCCTCAGGGAGGTATGATGGGTGATGCCTCTGCTGGTGAGATGCTGATGGGACAGCAAATGCCTTCTCAGGCTCCAGCTATGCCGGGAGCTGAAGGTGGCTCTGCCCTGAATGGACTTTTGGGCTAAAGTGCGATATAATTAGGTTATTAACAACTTTAAGGAGGCTACAGCCGAATGGAAGATGACTTAACTGATGTTGGCTTGAATGCTCTAGAGGCACTAGAGGCTCAAGACCAAGAGAACTCTACCGAAGGTGGAGAAGAGGACACCAGCGAAACTGGAGGGCAGGAAAGCTCGCCTGAGGAAACTGGTGAAGATACTAATGAAACCAATGACGACAGCGTTGATGCTGGCGAAGATGGGGAAGAAGGAACTAGCTCCGATACGGAGGAGGATACTGCTGGTGAAGAGACAGAGGAGAAGTCTGAAGAGAAAGAGCTAAGCGATGAAGAGTTTGAGGAATTAGCTAGGAAGAGGGGATACACTAAGGAAAAGACTGAAGAAGAGAAGAGTGCTGAGGCCGAAAAACAATCTCAGATGGATAAGCTGATGGAGCGACCTGAGGAGATTGACGAGAAGATTTGGGCTAATATGCCAGATGAAAATAAGGTTATCTATAATGCCTTGCCGTATATTGTCGCTGAGGGGAAGAGAGGCAATGTCCGTGTCAAAACTCCTGCCCAGTTGCCAGATGGCTTTGAGTTTAAGAGCCAGAAGGCTATGATGGAGTTCCAGAACGACCTCCAAGCTCAGGAGATTAAAGCTACGCAGATGCAGAATGCTCTTGCTAGCCGTGCCGAGCGTGAGCAGAGGGCTATTGCTGAGCGTGAGGAGGCTATGAAGGTGATTGGTGAGATTGAGACCCTACAGAAGTCTGGAGACCTCCCTACACCGAAGGCTAAGTCTGGCACACCTGAGTTTGATAACGACCCTGCTGTCTTGACTATTAACAAGGTGCTTAATTACAGGGCTAAAAGAGCGAGCGAAGGCTCCGTCCTCTCCGTGAGGGATAGCTTTTTGATTTATAAGGCTGAACACCCTGAAGAGTTTGTGAAAAAAGAGGCTAAGGGGGATATTGAGCGTAAGAATATCGCTAGGAAGGTAGCTGGAAACTCTAAGGCGACTAGCTCTGCCGTTAATGGTGGAGAAGATGAAAAAGCACACTATTATAAGACTGGTATGAGCACGGAAGATGTGCTTGACCGTGTTCTTGAGGATATGGATTAAGGGTAAGGAGAATAATTACTATGGCAAATAATAACATTAAAGACTTTGAGGCTCAGCTTCTCTCTGGTAGCACCCCAACGACTGGGGATAGCTCTAAAAAGCTGATGGTGGATATTCTCCACGACAAGTTTGGTGCTGATGACTTAGTGAAGATTAAGAACTTTACTAAGAGGCCGACTGGCTGGGTATATTCCGACCAGAAAACTCTTAGGGTTGAACAGCCTAACGAATTTACTCGCCGTGTCTGGCAGGGTGAGCAGAAGGTCCGTGTCCTTGAACCAGGCAAGACAGTTATCGTTCCAGGCTGGGAGGCTTATGTTGGCTTAGTTCGCTTCTTTAAGCAGTATATTGCTGAAGAGCATCCGAATGAGCTTGGTGTGATGATGAACTCGCCGAAGGCTCAGGAGGACTTTGTATCGCAAGCCTTCTTGGGTGTCTATGACCCGAATGAGCCTGAAGAGGTGAAAGATGTCAAAGCCGAAGTAGAGAACGACTTGGGGCTTGTAGATGAAAAGCCAAAAGCTAAATAGTCTTTTAGAGCCGAAAAAGAGTGAGTTATCTGAACTCCAGAGGCTTTTGAAGGCCACTAAAAAACAGATAGATGATGCAGTTGAGCAGGGGAATGATGCCCTGCTCTCTCTGCGTGATGAATATGAGGAGCTGGCTGAAAAGAAGAGGCAACTCCTCCGTGATGTGGAAGATTTGGAAGGAAGGCTGGGGGATATACGAGCAAAGCTGAGCTATGCCGAGAATACCTATGGGAGGTATCTTAACGCTATAAGAGAAGGGAAGGACGAGAATGGCAAAGTATAAGTATATGTGGTTAGCTGTCTTTGATGATGGGAGGATTATACGGCAACACCCTGAGGATTTGTATTCTAAGCATAATCCTGAGGCCGAATGGAACCCAACGAGTTTTAGGGACTATCAGGATTACTGTGAAAAGCATAATCCAAAAGAGTTCGTCCTCTATAACGACAGCGAAAAAGAGTATGGAGTGCTTTTTAGCGAAAGACCAGTTATATATACTAGGAAGATATATGCTGGGGATAATGGAATTATTATACGACCCCCTGAGGCTATATATCGTGAGCCAGAGGCTTTAACGAATGTAAGAGTTATATACTATAGGAAGATGGAGGCAAAGATGATAGACGGCGTTCTAGGCGAGCCAAAATGCGTAGGATTTGAGCTGGGCTATCAGGGTCTTGATGCTGAGGGGAACAATCGCCAAAAAACTATATCCGTGATATAATTAGAGCGTAAAGCTTTATTATAATAAAGGAGAAATTATGGCTGCAACCACAACTTGGTATGAGCAGAATGGAACGGCTACTGGAAGTCCTGCTAGTGGGACTGAGAGCACCATCTCGTCTTGTGATTGGAAGAGTGTAGATGATAGCACGACTGCGAGAGCGTCTGCTCCTGTTCTTGCTGGCTCCAACTCATACTCTAAATATATCTATGTTAAGTTCTCTGGGACTTTCAATCAAATCTCGGCTGTTAAGTTCGCCCATACGGCTGGCACGCTTGGAACTGGGATTAGCTTGAAGGGGAAAATTACTTCTACTTATACGACCCCTGCTACATCTGCTCTTGGTAGCTCTACTGATATTACTTCTACGACCCCTATCGGCTCTGGTGCTAGTGTCTTGCTTGGCACGACTGGTCCGAATGATACGAACCCTAGCTCCTCCCAGACGACTACCTGCTACACTCAGTATATCGTCACGCAGGTTCAGACTACTGCTAGTGCTAATGCTGGTGATAGTGGAACCGTTACGCTCACAGTTCAATATAACGAAAACTAAGGAGGTTTTATGGCCGTAGGTGAAGAAGGAACTTACCTAACCAGCCTTACTTTTGATAGCTACTCTGTGAATACTGGAGGAGGCTATAAGGCCAGCTTTGTTTTTGAAGGTTTTGATGGGGATATGACAGGCTGTTTTACGGCAAGCTCTACTTGGCCAGTAAATGCCTCAAGCACGACTGGTCCAAAGTGTAAAGTGCTAGATGAGAACTCTGCCGTTGTGGCTGGATTGACTGGAAAAACTATTACGAGCGATACTATAGCTCCTAGCCAGTATCAGGGAACTCTAGATATATACCCTCTCTCTGCTGGTGCTTATACGATTGAGTATTATGATGATACCTCTACCCTAGTAGGCTCTGAAAGTTTTGTGGTTGCTAATACCAATCCGAAAATGAAGGATTTAGCCTCTGGTGTTTTAGTGAATAGTGTCTCTGCCTCTGCCACCTCTCTAGTGGTGAATGTTGGCTCTGGGACTGATGCTGAGATTAAGGGTGTCTGGCCAGATACTCCGTTCTATATTACGGCTATGCCAGCCAATCCGTCTGCTGGAGTGCCGAATAGTCTTGACAGTGAGATTATGAAGGTTAGTGCTGTTGGGACTGATGGAAGTGGAAATACGACTTTAAGCGTAGCAAGAGCTCAGCGTGGCTCTACTGCCCAAGCCTTCTCTGCTGGTGCTGTGATTACTAATGCCTCGTATGCTGATGATGCTGTTGTTTTGGGGGAAGAGACTAGCCCTGAAAACCCATCTCCGTGGATTGAGACTGGAGATATTAAAGATAACCAGATAACCAGTGCTAAGATTGCCGATAGCAATATAACTACTGGGAAGATTGCTGACGGAGCAGTTACGGAGGCTAAGATAGATTGGACGACTTTTGAAACAGGCTGGATAGAGTTGAGCCAAACCTATGGGGTAAAGTATAAGAGAGTCGGCAAAACCGTCACTTTAGCCATGCTAAACCCAAGCAATATTACGCTGACAGGATATGTTGAACGCCTACTCGTAGCAGCAACAGACGGAGCAATTATCGCACCTTCTATTGAACTCCGCTTCCCAGTCTATGGCCGAAATAATGCGGCTATCTATGGACTTATCACAACCGCAGGCAAAATATCGCTATTTAACTGGGGGACAGAACAGGCATTTGAGCCTGGCGGACTTACATTTACCGTTACATTTAATATTGACTAGTCTGCTCAACCGGCAACTATAAAGGAGATTAAATAATGGCAACTTATAAGAAAATGCTAAAAAATAGAAGAGGGGATAATATAATACCTGCTTTTGGGGGACAGATAGATACTGGAGATATTGCTGATGGGGCTATAACTACTGGGAAGATTGCTGACGGAGCAGTGACGAATGCTAAAATTGACTGGACGACTGTCCCTGGTTTAGCGCAGGTCGTAACTAGCTTGCCGGCTACTGGCTCGGAAAATGTTATATACCTTGAACGTGAAGGGACGACGGCATCAGGAAAGTTTATACATATAACCGACTCTGCACCAGACTCTCCGCTAGAATATTTTAATCTATATGGTGAAACAACACAGAGCGGCACGCCTACTCCAAGCTCGCCAGTAGCAGTTCAGACCGTTACTGGAAGAAATGTAGTAAAGATATGCGGTAAAAACTTAATAGACACTACAATAACTCCGTCAAACCAATATCTAAACAATGCTGGTGGATGGTCAACTGACCCAAATAATGTTCAGTACATAAACCAAAAAATAATGATAGGTGGAAATACGAATCTTACGTTATCGTGGGGGTCGTCTAGCCCTGCTGGATTTTTCAGGGTTGGCGAGTTTAAGGCTGATGGAACTTTTATACAAAGAACTCTTTACGGCGGCGGCGCTACTCCTACTAATGCCTCAATAACTACAAATGCTAACTGCGGTTTCTTGATTATATCTATGAACGCCGGCGATAGCTATATAACTAACCCTATGCTTGAATATGGCTCAACAGCTACCGCTTATGAGCCATATCAAGGCCAGAGTTATGAGATAAACTTAGGGAAAAATCTAGTAAGACAAATCCAAGACTTTACTGCAAACGGGTTAATCTTTTCTACTAGACAAGACGGCACTACTCATATACAAGGTACTCCTACGAGTATAGTAGTAAACGATACGGATATATCGGATATAGTGCTGAACCCAGGAACGTACACTTTTTCTTATTCATACAATGGGACGCAGCCGCCTGAGAATAGTGGAGCTGTTCAGCTTAGAAAATATGACCCAGAATCAGAAACAGGCACTACGGTTGTAGCCTTGAACGCTTGGGTTAATTCCTCTGTATCGTTCACACTAACCGAAATAACGAAATTACAAAGGTTAAGAATATTCTTTAATGCAAATCAGTCAATCAACTGCGACGTATCGGTTCAGCTAGAAAAAGGCTCAACGGCATCGAGTTTTGCAGCCTATTTTGACCCTATCGAACTCTGTAAGCTTGGCACTTATCAGGATTATATCTATAAGAACGGTAGCAAGTGGTATATACATAAGGCTACCGGGAAAGCACAAATCACCACATTGACCAGTGCTAGTGCTACGCAGTCTATCGGAAACCGTTTTACCTTCGCAATACCAGCCGGTGCGCTCCATCCGTTGGATACTGGTGTTGGCATAGGCTATAGCAATATGGCGAGGCTGATACACGTTGGCGGAACATGGGATAACAGAAATACCTGGACTTTTGCTGGCACTGATGGAATTGTCCAGTTCGCCGCAACGGAAAGTATGACTTTGGCTGATGCTAATACCTGGCTTGCTTCTCACCCATTTTATCTCTATTACCCACTCACGACTCCAACCGATACCGAAATTACGAACGCAGCGCTTGTAAGCCAGCTAAACAATATACTAAATAACGCTATAACTTACGATAGAATAACTAATATCTATACGAATACAGAGAATGAGCAAGGCACGCTAGGTATAGGTTATTATAACGCCTATGGGAGCTATCTATACATCGGCGGTAAATGGTATAAGTTCTCAAGGCTAACTTACGGCGAATAAAAAAGGAGGCAACATGGGCTGTTCTGGCAAAAAGAAGAAAAAATAGCATTCTACCTCTGTAGAGCCTGTGGAAAAGTGGCTCTTATAAAGTCTAGTATATAAGAAGGCTGAATGTGGTATAATAGGGGCATAGCCTGAATTATGCTATCGGAACTCATAACACCGAAGAAGTTATGCTTTCGTTTTACCAAAAAAGCACTCTTGCTCTCTTGGGGGTGCTTTTTTGGTGGATTTGCGGTATAATGTAGATACAAGTAAGAAAGGAGTTAGGTATGACACTAACAAAAAAGACTACGAGACAGCTCTCTATTGCTGTAGGTTTGTTGTCTTTTGCAGCGTTTATTATCCAGGGACTAGGAACGACTTGGGGATTTGAAGGAGTGGCTAAGCAATTAACGCAGACTGCCCTTCTGTTCTCTGGTGGTATTAACATTTACTTCTTGGGTATCACGAACCAGAAGAATATAGCTGATAAGGAGAAGAAAGATGGCGAGTAAGGTTAAAAACTTCTTTACTGGGCATATTGCTCTCTTCGTCCTGCTTGGTGTAGCTGCACTCTGTGTGGCTTTTATGTGCTTTGGGACTATGAGTGAAAATGGCTCCATCACTCTTGATGGTAAAGATGCTAAGATTGAAGAATACACAGAAAAGTTTATTGAAGATGCGAATGATGCTCTCTATCGCATTATGAATGAAGATGCTCCGACTGATGAGGAGACGATTAAGGAGAATGAGGAAGTTGAGGGCTTGGGTGCCGTTACGACCCTAGACACCGTGATTGGTCGCCGTAAGCCTGATGGCTTTAATGATAATGGGAAGGGGCTACAGTGTTCTAAATATACTGCGTATCTAGCTACTGGGAAGATGGAATACTCTACTGCTCACCCTGATTATGGTCCAGTAAATGGTAAGGATATTGCCAGCTGGTTAGTAAAGAACTATGGCTGGAAGTATATTGACAAGCCTGTTAAGGGTGCGATTGGCTCTGGTGGCTGGAATACGAAATATGGCCATACGGTGATGTATCTCTACTCTACTGGCACGAATACGGCTATGGTGAATGATGCTAATTATGTGCCTCTAACCGTTGATACTCACTCTATGAATATCTCAGGCTGGGTCTGGGTAGTGCCTAGTAGCTATAACCCATCTCCAGCTCCGACCCCAACACCAACCCCAACTCCAACTCCTACACCGACCCCTGTTAGCAACACCTATAAGGTCGTTAAGGGTGATACTCTTGGAGAGATTGCTTATAAGATGGGCTGGTATAGAGGCTCCAAGATGTTTGGAGATTATGGCTATGCTCAGAAGTTAGCCGAGTATAATGGAATTAAGAACAGAGGCTTGATTTATCCAGGGCAGATAATTAAGAAATACTAAAAACTAAGGAGGCAATACAATGTCTATAGTCAAAGGGAACTGGGGAGGCTCTGCTTGGGGCGAAGGAGCGTGGGGTGGCTCTTTGACTTCTGCTGGTGCTGAAAATACCACAGATATTACTGGGCAAGTGCGAATTGCCTATATCTCTGATACCAGCGTTAATGGTGCTGTAAGGATTGCGAAAACCTTTACTGATAGCCTAGCTGGTGTCGTTAGGATTGCGAAGGATAATACTACCACTATCTCTGGCAATGTTATGGTAGCCGTCCCTAAGACTACCGATTTGAATGGTGCGGTTGATATTGAGGCTGTCTTGGACACCGATATAGATGGCCGAGTGAGAATAGCTAAAAATAAAACTACTACTATCTCTGGTGCTGTAGATATAAATAAGGATAATACCACTACGATTGGTGGTGCCGTGATGATTGCTGGGAAACACGGCTTAAATATCTCAGGCACGGTGAATATAGACAACCCTAACCAGCGTGTCGTTGAAAAGACGATTACTGGTATTGTTGATATTGAGAACAGCGTTTCTACGAGCATTGACGGTGCCGTTATGGTAGCCCAGACCGAGACTACGGATATTACTGGTGCTGTAATGGTTAGAACTACCGAAGATACTTCTATCTCTGGTGCTGTTAGGATTGAAAATACGGCGAGTAGCGAGGTCTCTGGTGCTGTTAGGATTGAGGTGGAGAACTCTACCGAGATTACTGGTGCCGTGATTATTGACAAGCAGGCTGACACTTCCGTTGATGGGCAAGTGAGGATTGCTAAGGCTGATACCACCGATATTGCTGGCTGTGTAAGGATTGAGAATACCTATTCTACCGTTATCCGAGGTGTCGTGAGGGTTAGGGTCACCACCCCTGAGAAGTTGCCTGAGGACTGGGAGAAGTATGGCGAGCCTGTTCCTGAGGATTGGGAAAAGACTGGAAATGAGCCAGAGGACTGGCACTATGACGACCCTGAGAAGGAGGCTGAAGGCTGGAGCGAGGCTGAAAGTGAGGCTGAGAGCTGGTCTAATAATGAGGTTGGAGAAGAGCCTGAGAACTGGCACTACCCATTGGAGGATAGCCTGTAAAGTGTTATAATAACGATAAGGAGAAATTATTATGCTAACATTTAGTCAAAGGAAAGCTCAAGCTGCAAAACTCTGTGGAATTAACTACCTAGAGCCTGAGATGGAAATTATCATCAGCAACTTGAATATGGCTGATAAGCTTTTTGAAAATGCTGCAAGGCGAAGTTGGACGAGAAAAGAGAAGATTGCTAAATTAACTGCTGGTAAGCAATACTATCAGATTGCCTCAGATATGCACAGGGTTAGCTCCGTTAGATGTAAGACTGCCTCTAATGGTGATGTTATTGTGCCTCTGAAGGAAGTCCAGAGCGAATATGAGTGGAATAAGTTGAACTCGTATCCGTTTGAGGCTTCTTATCCGACCCACTACTTTATTCGTGGTAATGATGAAATTGGCATCTATCCTTGCCCTTCTGAAACTATCGTTGATGGCTTGATTGTTAGCTATGAGCCTCGTATCCGTGATATGGGGATTGACGACTTTAACTTTACGGCTGATGTCGTTCAGAATGGTGTGAATATCACGAACCCAGATAATACTGGCTTGCCGGGTGGCTTTAAGCCTTATATGACTGAGAACTTTTGGATTAAGTCCAATGGTGCTGAAGATGGCAACTGGTATAAGGTCCAGAAGGTGATTGACGCTAACACTATGCAGATAGATAACAACTATCTAGGTCCGACTGGAAATGGTGTTAGCTTTACTATGGGCCAAGTGCCACCATATCCTGAGGAGTATCACGAGGCTCCGATTTATTATGCTGCATTTAAGTTCTTTGCTATGAGGAAGGATACTGATAGCTCTGCTATGTATCGCACTCTGTTTGAAGATGCTCTTGACCAGTATCGTGAAACATATGGCTCTAAGACGACTGGGGGTGTTATTAACCCAGGCTGTTATGATGTGCCAAACATCTCTGATGTCTTTAAGATGGGCAAGCTAACGGAAGGATTGTAAAATGGCTGTAGGCAATAATGGTTCTAGAATGGTGGGGAACACCGAGTTTTATGGTGGTCTCTCTACGGATAATAAGATTGGTATTGAAAACTCATATGCTGATGGGGAGTGTCTTGATGTCCGAAAAAGCCCTTCTCAGATGACCGTGTTGCCTATGTCTAGGAAAGTCCCTGATAGTGGGGTTATAACTGGCTTGATGACTGCTATGACCCAGAGCAAAGATGGCAACATCTGGGGCATTGATGAATATGGGAAACTCTACCAGATAGATGAAAATAATGCGATTACGGCTATCTCTGGGACTGGCTCTGCCACTTCTGGTTTTAGTTTGGAATACTCCGATATAGATGATGGTTTGTGGTGGGCTGATAGTCGCCATATGCTACACTCCTACGGCAAGATTATCAACGCTACTGGAGCTGCGAGGGCTCATAATACCTTCTATACTATCCAAGATAACTCCGAGTATATTGACTATGCTATTGTAATCCAGCAGAATGGCGACCAGATATTCTACCAATCCGACCCAGATATTAAACGCTCTAACGGCTCTTCTACGGCGACTATTAGCACTTCTGTCTCGGAGACGAATGCCAATAAGGTTCTCTTCCTTCCAGCCGTTCCAACGCTGTCTCACATCTATCTACGCTTTATGGCGAAGGGGACTGGAACTATCACGCTCTATCTCCACGATGAAAATAATAATGTGATTGCCTCTAGTAAGGCCAAAGCTGCAGCTGATATATCTACCTCTGGCTATACGGAGTTCCAGATGAAGCCGAACCCAGATGCTGATTGGTCTCCTGCGAACCAAGCGAAATACACTCCGTGGAGTGGTGATACTCTGGAGGCTGGCTCTGTGATGCATCTCCATATTGTGGCATCTACCTCTGGATTTACAGTAAAGACCTCTGTAGCGAATAACCAATACTTGACTACTGATATACAAGCTAGGGGGCTCGTTCTTGCTGAGACTTATAATAAGAAACACCCAATGTGTATGTATGATAAGCTCTATATCGGAAATGGCCGATATGTCTCCACTAAAGAAAGCACACCTCTTAATTATCTAGATGATACACTATATACTATTAACGCCCTACGGCTAGATGATGGCTTTGAGGTGTGCTGTTTTGGGTCGTCTGACGAATACTTGATGATTGGAGCCGAAAAATACTCGGCTGGCTCTTCTAGGGGTTTTCAGGCTGGTCGTATTTACTTCTGGGATAGGCAGTCT